TCGCCTCATTATATATAGGCTCCACCAATTCCCCCGGATTGCCCTCGCGAACCCAGTCGTGCAGCAAGAGAAGCCGGCCGTCGTGATACTGGCAGAGCACCGCCGCGGTCATGCTGCCGGTCGCGTTGGCGACGAGGAACAAGGGGCGCGTCGGGTCGTGCTCCAGGTCGGGGACGATGTGGTCGGCGCCGAAGCCGTCGAGGACGGGAAGGCCGGGGCGCATCTGGAGCGCGTAGGCCAACGCGTTGGGCGCGTCGATCTTGCCTGTCGGGTAGTTCAGCAATTGCTCGGTCAGCGCCGGGAGCGGCTGCGCGAACTCGCACTCGCGAGCCGCGAAGAACGGCTGCAAACCTCGTATAAAGTCAAGTTTTCCCCGTGGCGCCCGCATGCCACGCAGCGGGATATAAGTCCCTCGGCTCGCCATTGCATGCCGCATGGGTTGCAATAGAAACTGCTCAAGGCCGTCGAGTTCGACGCCGAGCCAGACGGGGTCGTATCGCTCCTGGATGTCGAAAGCCAAGGCGACGATTTCATCGGGGAGAAGGAAGCTCGCATCACTCGCCCACACCACCAATCGGTTGCTTATCCATGACCATACCGCCCATCCGGTGGTGGCGCTGGTGCTGCCCACCGTTCTAGCCGGGTCGATCATCGCGTAGCACGCCTGCCAGGTCCGCTCGCGCGGCGCCACCCGGATCATCTCGCGGGTGAAGATGCGGTCAGATTCCGAGAAGGCGCGGCAGAGCATCTCGCGCTCCCACACCGCGAGTTCGCCGACCCGCTCGTAGCCCTGGCGCTCCCGGTCGATCTTGTGCAGCGGCCACACCTCGGGCCACGACGCCTTGCGCTTGCCGCTCTCGTCGAGATACTCGATCGGGTAAATTTTGGTCGGCCAGCCCCACTCCTTCTCCAGCTTCACCGGCAGCGATTCCGCGTCCATCGGGGTGGCGCGGATGCGGACCTTACGGTTCGGCGCGCAGGCCGGCAGCAGCTCGGACAGGAACCAGCGCAGCGTCTTGCGGCGCTGATCAGGGGTCTGGACCGAATCCGGGCTCTCCACGTCGTCGACAAAGATAAAATCCGGGCGGTGGTCGAGGTGCTTGATGCCGCGGATGTCCTGGTCGCGGCCGATCGCCTGGACGCACACCCCGGTCGTCGTCACCAGCTTGGTTTGCGTCCAGGCGTCGCCCTTGAGATCGCCAAAGGCCGCCTGAATCCACGGGTTGTTCATCAATTCGTAAGCGACCGCCGCCAGCCGCTCGGCCGCCCGCGTCTCGTTCGAGGAGATGATCACGATGTTGCGGTGCGCCATCAGGCACGCCGCCAGCGCGATATCCTCCTCGCCGATGGTCGATTTGGCGCTGCCCCGGAAGGCCAGGATTATCGCGTACTGATCCTCGGACCAAAAATCCGCAACCATCGCCTCGTGGAACTCCGCCGCCGGCGTTGGCACGCCGTCATACTGGTGCCTGTGGGCAAAGACAACGGTGTGCGCCGTCCATTTGTCCTCGGCGAGGATTTGCAGGATCTGCGCCCGGGCGGCCAGCGCCGCAATGGCGTCGCTATCCTTCATCGCCCGAACACCAGCAGGAGGCAATCGACTGGCGTGTTCCACTTCAAGCCGCCGAACTTCGGTTTCGGCAGGAAGAACCGCGGCTCAGCCCCAAGAGCGAGCGCCCGGTGAAACCAGCGGGCGTTGGTGCGGGCCGGCGTCAGCAGCACCGCTAGGTGGGCCGTCACCGCCAATTCGATGAACGGTGGGATTGAGGACCACGGCGGGTTGCAGAACACGCGTTCGCCGGACCACCGGAGCGGCTCGGCCTCCGACGAAAAGCGCGGCAACAGCGCATTCTCCGGCGTCGCGGCGCCGTCGAGGGTGAAGCCGTATTCGGCGTTCCACGCCGCGAATAGCGCCGGCGGGGTCGTCAAATCCTGCTTGCGCTCGCCGCCATACCACTCGACATAGGCCGGCGCCCGGGCGGCGAGGGCGGCTACGGCATCGGTCTCGACGCTCATTGCCGCTCCAGATCGTGCAGCGTGCGCACCAGCTCGGCGGCGCACTCGGCCGCCTGCTCGCGGTAGCCCTGGTTGCGCCGCCACAGCATCCAGCGGCCGGAGGCCCTGGCGCCGAGGGCGGTATTGTTCAGGTCGGCGGCGATGAGGCGAGCCGCCGCCATCAGCGCGCACCACTGGCGCAGGGTCAGCGTCTTGCTGACGCGGGTGTCGGGACCGACCGGGAAGGCCCGGGCTCGCTCCGCCAGGGCGACGAGGCTGGCGGTCTGCATCAGGCGTGCCTGCCAGTGCCGTCTGTCTGGATATGCCAGTCCCGAGCGCGGTTTTTTGCCATCTTCCGGTCGATCTCGGCGTGCAGGTCAAAGCCGGTCAGCGACGCCCAGAAATAGAGCAGGATCACGATGTCGGCGGCCTCCTCGGCGGCCTCCGCATCCGATGGCGCGTCGAGGAACTCCCAAAATTCTTCCCGCAGATGGTTGGCCACGCCGGCTGACCGCGCGGCGGGGAATTGCTCGGCCTGCCACTGGTTGACGGTCGCCTGCGTCTCGCTCACGGCCCCCCCTTATATAGTACGCGCGCGCGAGGGGCCGGTCACAGCCAGCTGTCAGGCAATTCGATCCGCTCGCCGGGGTAGATCATCGTCTTCTCGCTGGTCCAGCCCTTGCTTGGGTTGGCCGCCGCCAGATCACGCCAGCGGGCGCCGTCACCCACCCCGTCCTCGGCGATCTGCCACAGCGTGTCGCCCTTCTCGACAATCACGTGGTCCTGTCCGGTAACTTCCTTGAACCAGACGCGCAGGCTATCAAGCATTTCTCTTCTCCTCCGGCGCGGCGGGCGCGGTCACGGTCTCGGCCGTCCCGGCTCCCACGCCCGCATTGGTCGTCGTCACCTGGGCCGGCACGCTGGCCGCCAGTGCACTCGATTGCGCGGCGATCGTCTCGGTCTGGGCCTGCGTCGTCTTCGCCAGCGCCTCGTCCTTCATGGCGGACCCGCTTGAGGAGCCGTAATACCATTGGATGACGCCGGCGAACCCGGTGGTCATCATGCCGCCCAGGAGAATCTTAAACACGTCGGTTTCCGGGGCCTTGACCGCCAGGAAGAAGGCGAGGCTGACGACCCCGGCCAGCAGCATGAAGGCCAGCACGTCCCGCATGTTGATGCGGTCGAGGAAGGCGTTCATGACAGCAGATACGCCGCGGCACCCCATGCCGCGACCAGGCCGCCAAGAACGGCAACGCCACCGATCATCTCCCAAAGCTCGCCCAACGTACGGAAAACCACATAGACGGCAAGGCACGCCGCCCCGATGGCGACAAACCCAGCGAGGACGCCGAGCAGCTGCCAGAACAGCCAGAACATCGGCCTACTCGGCGGCGTCCCGGGTCGGCTCGGCGACAAAGCTGGTCATGGATCACCCGGGCGGCTTTCTGCTGCCGCGCGGCATCTTCGGTATCTCTCGGATAGTTTTCGCGGAGACAGCCGTCTCCAGCCCGAGATCGGCCAGAAGCTGCTTAAGATTGTCGATGGCTACGGCAATCTTCTCGGAGCCAAGAATCTTGGCGCGCTCAAGTTCGCTGTCCGGCGCGTCTCCAACGAAGGTTATCTCGATGCGATGGCTGGTCACGGCCTCTCCTTTTGTAACTGTGGAGAGTTTACCGAAGTTTGCGGCTGCTTTCAAGCGGGAGGAGGCTCCCACTGAAATGGAAAGGCCCGCAACCAGGGAGCGCTACGGGCCTTTCTCGGGTGCGCTCTTGACCCACGGGGGGATCAGGCGCTATTGTCGTGCCAACAACGAGACGACAGGCATCAAATACAATGACCAAGACCGAATTGCAAGACCAGGCGGCGATCATCGCGGCGGCGGCACGCGGGCCGGGCGCCATGTGCATGGTAACCGACGCGGAAAGCGCCATGATCGCCGAGGATGCCATCGAGGCGCTGGAAGCGGCGGGATACCTGGTCGTGCCGATGGAGCCGACCGAGGAGATGATCGAGGCGGGGCACCGGGCCGATGGTCCATCTTATTTCGAGCACGAGAATTACGGCGCGTGGCTTGCCGAGCGGCGCGGCGTCGAGAAGCGCTGGCGGGCGATGATCTCGGTGAGGCCCCGGTGAGCTGCCTTCTCCTCGCCTCGGTCCTGGGCGGCGTCGCCCTTGTCGCGGTCGCCTTGCGGTGCCTGCGGCCGTGAGCGATCTGCCTTTGTGGGAAGATGCCGCCGCCTCGGAAGAGGGCGATTACACCGAGCGCCTGCGCGTTCCCGGCGGGTGGCTTTACCGCTGCTGGATGCAGCCCTCCAGCAGCAGGAGCGATGAGGGCATCGTCCTGGCGATAACCTTCGTGCCGGAAACCTTCGTGCCGAGGCTGCCGTGATCGGAAACGAGAAAGGCCCCGAAGCTATTGCCGGGACCTTTCCCATTTCCGCGACTTGACACCGGCCTGAACTCCGGGCCAAGATAAGGTCCGCTCAACGGCGCGACAACGCCTCCTGGACCCAGGCATGACAGATAACCGCCTCACATCAGAAGATCAAGCCCCCAGCAACGTCACGTCGTTGCGGCCCGAGCCGGGCATCGTCTGCATATCCCTGACCCAGGTCAATAATGGCGCAACCATCGCCTATTGCGAGCTGGAGGTCGTCAAGTGGGGAATGGTCCTGCGCGGGTGCCGGTGGATGCGGGGCAAGAACGGTGAGTTCATCGGCCTGCCCTCGACCCAATACAAGAACCGCGACGGCAAAATCGTCTACAAGGCTCTCGTCGAGTTTGCGGATAGGGATGTCTCCGAGCGCTTCCAGCAAGCTGCGCTGGCAGCCGTCAGAACGGCGGTGCCGCTTCAATCGATAAGGACCGAGGCACACGCCGCCGCCAGTCGGCACTCCGCGAAGCGCGGTGGGCAACCCAGGAAGCAATGGCAGCCGACACGCGAGGGGTTCGGTGTCAATCTGAATGCCAAGCCGATCTCAGGCTCGTGGCGCATGAAGAAGCGCCCGAGGTAGCCGTGTACAAAATCCGCAGCCAGATCATGCAGCGCCGCCAGGAATCCGGCGGCCAGCGGCTCATCCCCGGAACATCCGAGTGGATGCGCAGAAAACAGCAGCAGCGGCAAAGACCGAGGCGCACAGCCGAGGAGAAGGCCCTGCAAATCCGCCTCGACACCGAGGCAAAACAGGCCCAGATGGGGGTTAACAGGAGTCTGTCGCCGGGCGAAAGCCTACTGGCGCCTCTTACCGCTCCGCCCCCAGGCCCGACCTTACGGAAGGGCTCGCCAAGAAAGACCGCTACCGGCCGTTGAGTCTCCGCGCCCTAGGGGGAGAGCCTCCAGGGCAGAGCCGGCTGCAAGCGACGTTTCCAGTAACACTCGAATTGCGCCCGGACCCCGGGCAACGCGACGACGGCTAAAACGGTCGGGGACCCATAGGGGGGACGGCTATTATCTCTCGCCAGGGATACCCCATCCTTCCCTTGCGGCAGCAAAGGAAGGTAGGGCTGTCATAGATCGGACTTGCCCGCAATCGGGCTGTCCTGCGATACTGGCCGACAACGCGGGAGAAGGCTCCTGCGGCGCCTGGCAGATCGGCGAGAGCCGGCCAGCCGAACGAACGGGAAACGATGGAGGAGGCTCCATCGGACTTGTTGCAGGATGTTTCGGATATGAGCAACAGCGGTTGCGAGATTGCGGATTTCCAAATCTGCAATCGGTTTGTGAGACAGAACCTAATTTTCACTCCGTCACCGCTGATCGAGGTGAAATTCCCGAACCGTTCCAATGGGTTGGTGCGGTCGGTAGCGCGACGCGCGGGGTTCCGATC